CATTGCCATTGGTGGCATCGGCTAATAACTTGTAGATATTGATTCCGGCATAAGCAAACTGCTTAACATCCTGCCCGGTGGCCTTGCCAGTGGATGCAATTTGTTGAAGATTCACAACCATCCTCTGCAATTCATCATTACCTCCACCAGTTGCACTAACTGCATTCGCTAATGCCAATACATCCTCCCTCGCTCTGCCTGCCTCAATCCCTGATGATATCAATGCCCTATTCGCCATCAATAATGACTGAACATCAAATGGGGTTGTTTTCGCATCCTCACGAATGTTTTTGAAAACTTCTCTTGCCGCCTCACTGCTTTTCAGCAATGTCGAAAGGCCAATCTCCATCGCTTCAAAATCCTCCCCAACCTTGACAACTGAATTTCCAAATGCCGCCATTGCATAAACACTGAATGCTCCTGCAATCATATTGCCCATGCCCGACAATCTGCTCTGAACACTGCTTACACTGCTATTCAGTTTGTCCGTTGCATTCGTTGCTCCCTGAATGCCCTTTGTGAAATAGTCTTGCAGGCTTATGACGTATGTAACTTTTTCCGTACTCATTTTTTTAATTCAATTAGTCCTGATTTACACAATGCCGAATAAAAGCCTGCCCACCTATCATCATCAATTGTATCTGTATCAATGTGGAGGTAATGCCGAATAAGAACATCGGCCACCTGATACCATCCAACTGATTTTTGCGCTTCATCTATTTTTTTTTTAACGCATTGAAATAGATTGATACCATTTCATTGGCTTTCATAATCATCGTAAACGTGAGGATATCATTCTCATTCCTGCCATTCGGCTCAATCGCATCCAATACATCAGGATGATTCTCAGGAATGATGATGCTCTTCAAAAAATTCTGCGCTGCCAATGAATTCTGTGATGTCTGCATCTGGTCAAAGAACATCATTTTCTGCAACCTCGATGGCTGCTTAAAGAAAACATTGATTGAATCATTCTCTCGGTCTATCTGCCAAAATTCAATCTTCGTTCCGGGCATGATGCTCTGATACTTCTGTTCCAATTCTTGCGCCATTTCCTGCGCTGAAATCGACTTTTGTTCTGTGGGTTGGGTGATTGTTTCCATATTGCGAAAATACGGCCATATTGCCTTATTATGTATGTTTCAATTTTTAAGAATTAACTATAAAAAAATCCCGGTCAGAATCAACTGCCGGGATTCAATTGAATGCCTCAGGTACTCATCAAACGTGAAGACATCCAATATACTTGTAACGCAATCTAACTGCCTGCCGCTTTGCGCCTCGCCTTGCTCCTGATGGTGCAGAATAATCAGTGATTGTGGTGAATTTGCGGACATCCTTGCTCGTTGGCTCGCATATCAATACCATTGGTGCGCCATCGGCAGCATACGTCCATCCGGTTGTTCCGGGTTTCATTTTCGCTTTGATTTGTTTAAGTGACATAAGGGTGATTTTTTTGTTTCAACAAATGTATAAAGATTTTCAATAAAACAAAAATGCCGGGAATAATCCCGGCATATTGACCCTTGCGGATATTGTCATCACCCTATGACAATTATCTGAGAATTTCCCCGATAATGATTGGAATTTCCACCTGAATTGATGTATCTCCCTGCGCTGAATCTAATGGATTTTCCAAGAATTCACACGCAATTAGTCTATCTGTGGTCGGTGTGTTTCTGCCGGATGTACCCAAAACAACGGTGATGGGGAATGGTGCAATCTCTAATGGCTCACGATTAGGTGCTGCCGCAATGATTCGCTTCCATTCCTCTGTGTATAGAGTAATGCTACCCTCATACTCAATCTTGCCATAACCTCTGCTTGTGGGTTTATATCCCGCACCATACAGATTTTCCTTTTCTTGCTTCTTGTTGTAAGATATGGCAGTGATGCCGACAACCGGAAAGCCAAACAATACCAACTGAATGCTTCCCCAATCGTAACTTACGCCATTAACTAATACTCCCCTTGCCATTATGATTGTTGTGTTAATTGTGATACATAGCCAATCTCAATGTTGATGTAATCGGCAACTCCTATCGGCAATAATTGAATCGCCTCATTGATTGTGTTTGTGGCAAGAACATTCTGTGATGGACTTACAATGGTCTGACCATCGGAAAGTTCACCATCGGAAATCATCTGCAATAATGCAGTGTTGCCCAGTGTTTGCAAATTCTCCACTTGCCAATCAGGTAACGTGCCATTGGAATTAAGAACAATCGGACTGCTCACTGATGGCAATGTGTTTGCCCTCACCAACCTGATGGCCTTTTGCAGAACACGATTCAAATAGATGTACCTGAAATCTGATGTTAGCAATGTGGCCGTATTCGGCTGATTGTTGTATGTTCCGGTGATGCCCTCAAGTTTTCTCAGGAAACAATAAGCATATCCATTCAATGATTCCAATGCTCCGGCTGCAATGCTTGTATAAGCCTCTCCATTGCTGAATCCAATGGTGTCAAGTTCCGTTCCATCACTCATGTTGAATTGACCTACCCATGCCCATGATTGTGAAACACTGCTTGCGGATAACACTCCCAACTTTGCGCCCAAATCAGAAATTGATTTCTTAATTGTCTGATAAAGATACTTGCCTCTTGAGCCTGCATCCTGACCGATGGTAACAGAAACCATCTCAGAATCCAATGTCGAATTGTTCGGCAATGATGATACTGATGCAGTGCCGGTAATCTCAGGTGCGAAGATTGCAACCATTGGTCTGTATTGTCCGAAAACTTCATCACAACGTGCCTGAATCTTCGTGACCTGACTTGTTGCGTATGCGGTGCTGAAATCATGCAATATGGCCATCTGTCTGATTGCTCCATTCGCATAAGTTTGTACCAATGTTACTTCTTCAAAGTTCGTTCCGTATGCCGAATAAAGACCGATATACAATTGGCCGTTAGGCTTCAAACGGAAATACTCGCTGATGTGATAATGGAATACGGCAATGCGACTTCCAACTCCACCACTGAATGCCGCTGCGCTTCCTGCAATCGTTCCAACAATCGTTGCCGTTGCAGACAATGTGTTAAGATATGCTCCCAATCCTGCCGCTGCGGTGATGGTGATTGCTCCGGATGAATTCGTTGCTGTGAATCCATGCGAATATGTGCCGGCATTGATGATGGCAACAATTGCCGCTGCCACTAATGTGACCGTTGTTTCTGATGCCGTTTTGGTGTAAACTCCCAATGATATGGGTGTTCCTGATGGCTGCGGAACAAATAATTGAATCGTATCGCCATTGCTTCCAATTGCGCTAATTGTATACGTTCCGGTGGCCTTTGTTTCGTCAGTGTAATTCAGATTGATTCCCAATGCCTCTGCCTCCTGCACACTGAATACTCTCTTAATTCTGTCCGATGTTGTGAATCCTGCGGGGAGATTACCATTGGCAATGTAGGCTATCAATCCGCTGATGTAATCATCATTGGATGGCCTTCTGCCAAGTCCTCCCTGCTGCACTTCAAATGTTATCTGTGGTAATGGTAATGACATTGCCTTTTATTTTTTTGCGGGTTTTTTTGGCAAATCTGATGGCTTCTTCAACCAAATCAATTCAACCTTGTTTTCGGCAGAATAACTCTCAACCAATTCATCTGTGGTGTTGCAAAAGATTGTGCCATCGGAAAAGCAAACCACTGATTCAAATATATCAATGATGATGCCTTTCCGATTGGCTAATGCCTCTGCGTGTTGCTTTGCGAATTCGCTCATTTCTTGCCTTTTTTCGGCTTTTCTGTAATGTCCTCAGATGATTCTTCAATTGCACCAACTCCGATGATTTCAGCGGATGTTATTGCAGTTTCAAATCCCGGTCTTTTGCGAAATAGCCATTGGCCATTTTCGTTAAAATAAACCACTTTTACATGGCTTCCGGCATCTGATTGGAGGAATTCTACCAACTCAGGATTGTGTTGTGTTTTTGCCATTGTTTGTCAGATTAGGGTGATTGATTGATTAGGGTTGTATTGTTTTGCTTACCATGTGCCACTTACTGCCGTTGAATTTGAAATAAAATACGGCTGTTTTGCTTGCGCCAATGGTATATCGGTTTGAGGCAACATCATTGATGAATTGTGCAGATGGAAATCTTACTGCACCTGCACCACTGCCTTTTGAAACAATCACATATAATTCATCACCCATACGGCAATTGGTTAATGTGGCTTTGATGTTCACAGAATCAGTGATTGCACTGGATGGCCTTACAATTGTCTGCCATGCATTACTATTCACGCTGATGGTATCATTACCGGCAGCATCATTCGAAGTAATGACTTTGTAAGTCAATACTCGTCCGGTGTTGTCAGTGCTTTTGGTTGTGCCAAAACGCGGTGATGTGGATTGCGCTAACATTGAGAAAGAGAGCGCGACAAGGAACAAAAGAGAAACAAGTTTTTTCATTGTTGTTGGTTTTTTTAAGGTTAAAAATGAGCCGGGATTGCTCCCGGCTCTTGTTTGGTTTATGCGGTTTGGGTTGTGTACAATACTAACTGCTCTCCCCATCCAATCTGCACATCCATTTTGAACAAACCTTTTGCAAAGAAAAGTTCTGAATTGGCTTGCAGTCTTTTCAATTCCAACTGATTGTCCTCAGTGGAATTCATACCCAACCAAAGGTTTGATTCGGTTGTTGGCTTTGCAATTGTGACCATAAAGGTGTTCTCAGGAATGCCGGCAATACGCTCAACATTGTAGCCTTTGTATTGGCCATTAACAACTCCCTCAGGTGATGGCCCTTTGTAGGTCAAGTCAATCAATGCCTGCTCATACTTTTCATAATCCTCATACGAAAGGAGGAACTTTGTTCCCATTGCGCCAAACTTTCTCAGCAATGCCTTTGGCAGCAATGCTCTTGCGGCTTCAAGTTTACTGATAATGTTTGCAGATGTCAATGCTACTGGTGTAGCAACATCAATAACATTGGCATTGTCAAGTGCCTTTTTGATAAGACCATCGAAATACTGATACTGACTTGCAGATGCAGGCGCACCAACTGATGCCGGTGTTGTGCCTGATGCATAGGCAGTACGGCCTTGCCAAATATGGCCATCCACAAATTCATCCAATTTTTCGAGGATGTACATCATGAAGTATGCCTCAAAGGTTTGTGGCAATTCAGCATCCAACAATTTTGGGTTGAGCTGAACGGCATACCAATGTTCTTCAAAATCTCTCGGATTCATTTCAAGATAAAGCATGAAATCCTGAGGTTCGATTGCAGCACCCGCAACTGTCACATCCCCTTGTGATGTTGGTGTTGCTTGCCTTGCCTGAATGAAGTTTGACACATCCAACTTCGGGATGGTGAATTTCTTTTTGATGCCATCCTTAAGATAGATGTTGCCACCATCAATTGTATCTGCACCGGTAACGGCCTTAACAATCATCAATGATGCCGCTTCACCGGCATAGGTGGTATCTTGTATGTTCAATGCTTCCATTGTTCTGTTTGTTTTGCTTTAATTACTTTTTTTCTTTCAGTCTTGCGGCAATTTTTGCCATTGTCAATGCTGCGGAATTGGTTGCAGGCTTGATGTCTTTTGCGGTTGCAAAATTGGTCACGCTGCCCGGTGCTTTCTTTGCAACTGGAATGGCATTGAGTAATGCATTCGTGCCATCAAAATCATTCACCAACTTTTCAGACCATGTTGCTTTCGCTTCGTCTGTGTCGGCAATCTTGCCAAGTGTTACGGCATTGGTAATCACATCGGCCACCTTGCTTGCAAGGACTTCGGCTTCTGCCGTTTCAACTTTCGACTTGAATGAATCGCGTTCTGCCGCAACTGCATTCAGGCTTTCGGTAAGTTCAGTGACCTTGTTGGTCAGTTTGCCG